CTAGCTGATCGATACAAGCGGGGCGTTTTGATACTCAGAAGGAGTATTCGAAACCGTTGCTCTTGTGAGCCTATTTATTGAACCCCAATTTACTGGCATCGGCCAGTAAACTGTAAGGACCTACGACCTGAAGGGTCTAGGTGACTATAAATAGTGTATCTAACCGATTAATTTAAATTAGGGGGAAAAGTGAAGCTTAACCCTCTACGAAAAGTAAAGCGGGGTAATGATATAAGATAGCCCAGGGAGAAATCATCTCCTCCCTGTCTAGAGACAGCTGTCTTATATGTGGGATTGTGTATTAATAATACATTTTGGTTTGAAGTATTCACGGGACGTTGGGTATGTTCGTAGGCAGGCACGTTTCTTACCATGTGAAAGGGTTGGTAATAGGGTACATGCGTTTCAAGCACACCTTCGTTGTTTTTACGAGCTATAACTGATCTAAATCTATTATAATTAGCAAGGTCCTGATTTGACGTGACAGATAAATGTTCTACTTTGGCGGAAGAATTATTAACCTCACCTGAACGACATGTTGTTAAAAAGTCGTTCGCTGGATTGTTGGTCATTATTCTCACTACCATACTGCCTCGCATAAAACAGAAACCAGCCATTATTGAATCTAATTGATCTGTATATTTGTATGAATCTGTAGTGTTAGTATATGAATTTGCAAAAGGGTTATAAACTACTAAGCTATTATCATTCATTTCAGGCAAAAATCTATATGAAGTGAATTGCTTACAGAGTTGTCGCAAAGAAACTACTGCTTCTCCAGCACAAGTTGCTAAAACGTCGAGATTTTTCTTATCACTGTCTTCGTTATTACCACTGGTAAAACCTGTTGTCACTATTTCTGACGAGGCGTGATTGTTATTTTCGCCATAAACAGATAAAACCTGTGATTCTGTTTCTTCTCGGGTCGTTTCGTTTGTCGGGTTCATATTTAAATCCAACATTTGCATGTATCTGGGGTTACGATAGCTTAAATGGACATTTCCATAAACAGTGGGTTCTACTATGTCGGAAGTTAATTTAAGTGGCACCTCTACTAATACAAATAAGGTTCCCATACAGTTGTCAAAGTTTGTTGGGGGAAGTCCTGTATCTGCATTTTTCAGAGGGGCAAGCCAGTTAGTTAAAAATTGTCTATTAGTTACTTCAGGAAACACAACCTGATGGGTCGTGTTGGAACCAAAATTTACTACAATACTATTGGTGTCATCAAAAGATAAACCAGCAACTGATGAAGTGAAATGACCGGGAACACAAGCGAATCGTAATTTAATAGAATGAAGTGATGTTGTAAAAATGTTAAAATCGAAAACTACTTGGGCTAACCAGTATTTGAAAAAGTTATTGATCCATGTTTGATGGGTAAGTGTGAATAGGCCTATATTGGGAGGCGCTGGATATCCTCCAATGCTCCCCAACATAGACGTGATTTGGTAAGATCCTACCACTGTTCCACGTGTTTGTGCAGTTGTGAGTGTGAGAGAACCTATGTAATTAGGGTGTCTTACAATTTTGTCAAAAGACATATCATCCGTAGATGATCCGTAAATACCAGGAAACTCTGTAATTTTATTCATCGTTTGAACTCCAAGCGTATGTGCATTGCTAACTCCGTCGCAAGTGATGTGATGGGGTGCAACCTGTAATTTCACTAATTTGGTTGGTTCCTCTGTCTGTGGTTTTGAAAAACCAAAAGCAGAGAAAATACCAGATGCCAAGTCGGCTATAGGTGAAACCACGGAAGCTAACCCACCCACTATAGGGACGTTGCTAAGCATTTTTGCTGACGCTCCAATTGCATGAGAGATTCCACTGAGACCACCAGAGGTGGCTTGTGCCTCAGTTTTACCTCTCTTCTTTTCATATAACACATGGGAGGTAGTAGTCTCTCTCATCTTTCGAATAACCTCCTCTTCTTCTTTTGTCAAAGAGAAAGTATTGAAAAATGGTAATGCGGCGGTTGGTTGTGTGAGTGAAAAATCGGGGTCTTCG